TGTTGACTCGTTATATGGATACTCCTTTATGATTTCATCAAATCGTTTGTCTATGATAGAAGCATACTCTTCCCGAGTTATCTCACCTTTCAATTTTTCGTTGAACGTTTCCTCAACGAAACTCTGGACGAATCCATGTTCAATTACTGTTCTTTGAGTTGCCTTGAATTGTCCTGTTTGAAACCTTGATGCTCTAGCATACATTACTTTACCTCACACTCAACCATCAGTTCTGTTAGACATGCAACTAGATTGATTTCTTGATCGGCAACGAACGCTGCCTGATACTGATACTTAGCAAGTGTAATAACAGCCGCTGGTACACTCTCGGGCTTTAGATATTCTGACAAACCGTCATAGATGTTACGAAACACACGGGCTGGATCAACATCTGAATTGAGAACGACCCACTTACGCATAGCACCAAAGTCTTTACTCTTTAGTGTCTTGATAAGTTCGTCTAGTTTGCGAACATCATTAACCTGACTAAGAACACCAGCATCAATGTTTCCAGAAGTAGAATACCTCTGGAGTTCGTTAAGAGTCCTACGATAGTCTGGAAAATATCGCTCAACAATCTTTGCCAATACTTGCTTGTCATATTCAATACCCTCTTGCGAAAGAATGTTTGTTAGTCGCTTAAACATCTGCATTGCCATCTTTGACTTTTCATCACCCTTAAGGGAGAAGTCAATGACAGAACAGCGAGAATGAAGGGCATCAATCAGACGAGCCTTAAAGTTACAGGTGAAGATAAACGAACAGTTTTCACTAAACTCCTCGATGGCACCACGCAGGCCTGCCTGCGCCTCTGGAGTTAGATAGTCTGCTTCGTCAAGGATGATAACCTTACGACCACCTGTAAGAGATACAGTAGAGGCATAACCCTTGATCTTTGTTCTAAGGGTGTCAATACCTCTTTCATCGGACGAGTTAATGAAAAGATGATTAAGGCCAATCTCCTCACACATCGCCTTTGCCACTGTAGTCTTACCGCAACCGGCAGACCCAGTGAGCATTAGATTTGGGATTTCTCCCTTTGTCACATACTCCTGAAAGACCTTCTTTAGGCGATCAGGAAGAATACAGTCCTCAATCTTGTGAGGACGATACTTCTCAACATATAGATATTCACTCATTCATTCCCCTTATCATAGCGGATTGCATTGATATACATTATAGCAGAAACGAGAAGATAAAACAACCAGTGCATGATATCATTCTCATCGATAGCAAAGTAGATAAGGGCAGCCACAAGATTGGCCGCCCCCACAAGTTCAAATGCCAGTTCAATCATGGTGCAGTCTTCTCAATAACTGCGGTATAGAACTCCTCAAAGTCGGTGTTCTCCTGAACCTCATCCTTGAAGTTTGCCTTAAAGTATGCACGAGACATACGGCGAAATAGCTTCTTATCGATGCCTAGCTTGTCGCAGACTTCATTAACGGTTTCTTTCTGCAACTCACGCTCCGCCCCCACACGAGTCATTGAGTCATTCATTTCAATAACAGCCTTTTTAAGTGTCTTACGATCTTCATCGGTAAGACCCTGAACCGAGCGTTGCTGCTGGTTATGACCAATCATACTCATTAGAGGCCTCCGTATCCAATACCACAATGCTTCTGCTTTGCGGTCTGTTTCGTTTCGAGTAGTTCAATAACCTTCAATAGAAGGCTTACCATATAACGATCATCAAACATTAGTTTACCTCAATAATTGCGGATGGATTGATACAAAGGCGGCCATCTTTACTACCTTTGATGTATGAATAGGTAACAACCGGATATCCACCAGAATCTACACAAACTTTTTGAAATGCATTGCGCTCCAGATCGTTCTGGTGAGCAACATATAACATTGCAATGACAGTAAGCACAGAAATACCGACTGTGCCGAGAATAATTACACCAAGTGGATCAAGCCATTCAGAAACGGCTCGACTTGCAAACTGACGATCACCCATCATTACTTTGTCTCCAGAGCAATGAAGTATGTAAGAGTATTGTTGGCATTCGTAAACTTAGCAAACGCACCAGCCTGAACCTCAACGGTGTAATCATCAGGAAGCAACTTTAGATTGTCGATCTTGAAGGTTGCAACGAAGTCCTTGCCAGCATAGTCACCAATCTTGACTGAACCCTGATTGGAAGTATCGTTTGCCTTTTCATGAATCTTGATAAGAAGTTCACCGTTCTTACCAATGACAGATAGATTAGGAATAGAGTTAAGAACTGCTCTCTTGATCCAATTCTGAAAAGATGAATTGAGTAGGGTGAACTTAACATCAACCGACTTTAAAGCAAGTTCCTTATCTGGTGGGGTGATGATTAGGTTTGTAGAACAACCGAGATAGTTAAACGACATTTCACCATCAAAGATCGTAACAGAATCCTTGTCGAATGTAATCTCGGTATTCTTGATAAGAGTTAGATTGGCAAGGAACTGATTAAGATCATAGATGCCAAACTGATTTGGGATTTCATCCTCAAGAGTAGCCTCTACAAGAATAGACTTTTCGGGGGAGATAGTTTTCTGAACCTTGCCTTCATTTAGAACAACGCCGCTATTGATAGAGGCAAAGTTCTTTAGAACATTCAAGGTATTTTCACTTAGCTTCATTATAAACTCCTTTATACGGGATGATGAAATATGGTACGAGGTTTTTCGATTCCTGTCAAGAGCAAACTGACTTCCTTATTCAGTTCAGCCAGAGTGCCGTTGTTGAAGACGGTATAATCAGGAAAGATATCAGTCCATGCGGTCTCCGATATGTGCATCTTTGCAAGTTCTTCGGTGCTAGGATATTTACCTCTAGAAACATGAATTATCTTGCCGCCGACACTCCGGATAAAATCGATTTCATTCGGGAAGCGGCAATCGGAGATAACAACATCTTCATAACCATGGATACGCTTCTCTAAGGCAGCAATCCATATGTTATCAGCAATGCCATGGCGACAAGCTTCGGTACCAAACTTTTGTAGAATGAGACGAGGAGTTACCTCGTATCCTAGCTTATGTGACCACCATGGATCAACAGTCTCACGAAAGGTCCGTGAGGCATTACTATCACCTTCTAGAAGGCCCCGTGGCCACATAAAGATTGTGGCAACGGCATCCTTTAGAGCATCAGCAAAGGCAAACTTTCTATAGCCGTGATCTTTAACGAGAAGATCGGCTACGGTGCCCTTGCCGGATCCGATAAACCCGACAAGGCCGATAATCATCGCAAAGCACCTGTAAGAGCGGCGACGGCTGGTAGATCACCCTGGAACGCATATGTTCCAACATGTGTAGTCTTCATCCATGGGCATAGCCAAACCTTGATGCCAATAGCACGAGCATTCTGACAGAACATATAGTCCTCCGATAGATAGCGGTGTGATTGTGGGTCGATGACTGTATCAAAGTAGGCGTGAATGTAGCGAGTACCATCAAAGTTGGCCTGACCGATATGATCTGGCTTATAGTTCAACTCTGGATACTTTTCAGCATAAGTATCAAACACTTCACGCTTTACCATCATGAAGCCGGTACCAATCTCCATAACTTCAACTGGCTCGGTAACTCTGAATGACTTAGTACCAGGAACTGGATTGAAAACGAAGTCACCGGTGACCTGATCTAGCTCATTAGGATTGAAGCCTTCCTTGTCAGCATGGTTCTTAACTGCATTGACAATGTTAGCCCAATTGATTGTCTTCTTAGGATATGGACCACCAATGATATCACGATCCATTGCTAGAAGGGCGATAACATCTTGTGGATTGAACTGAATGTCGGCGTCGATAAACAACATATGAGTGCAACCAGAACGAAGAAATTCATCAACGAGATAGTTTCTGGCACGGGTGATTAGAGATTCATTGAAGATGAATGAGAAGCGACACTCCACGCCATACTGAATGCACAGCCCTTGAAGGTCTAAACATGCTTTGGCATAAAGTCCTGTGCAAACACCACCGTAGCAGGGGGTGGCGATAAACAACTTTCTCTTTCTCAATTCATCTGTTGTAATTTTAATTTCCATAATGTTCTCCATACACGAAAAGCGTGGAGCCCAAAAAGGCACCACGCTTATATATAGTATTCTTTTTAAGAATTAGTTAGCAAGGCGATAGAAAGCGGTGCGCTTGCCATTGACCTTACGCCAATTGGTATAGATGGTGTAATGCTCACGAAGATCGTAAACTCGCTTGGCAACTGCCTCATATGGCACACGAGCCATGCGGGCAATAGAAGCGGCAGTAATGCCTGGACCAGTGTTATGGTTTAGCAGGGCGGTTTCAATCTTCTCAATCTGAGTCTTACGGGGTGTAGCCATTATATAATTCTCCATTCAAAGTTTTGGTGTTGGTGGTCGTGAAAGGAAAGGACCCGTGTATAACCACCAACACCATTTTATTATACACGGGTATTCTTATATTACTTAGAAAGCAACTTCCGCAGTAACATCGGGAGTCGCCTGTTCAGCCACAGGAGCCGGGTCAATCGTCTCATCGACTTTCTTATACAGTTCCATGAAGGCATTCTTAGTATCCACATCGAAACGGTTCAGACAAAGTTCAATTGCTTTCACTTTGTTCTGACCAAAGATTGCATAAGCCTCGCAGATATGAACGAGACGACGGGTAGAGATAATCTCGGACAAAGCACCTTCATAGAAGGACTTGCGAATAACATCTGCCCAAGTGACCATCTTATCAACAAAGTCGGTGTTAGAAACACCAGAAGCATTGAGGACATTGTTGAGGATTTTAGCCTCAACTTTAGCAGACGGATATTCTTGTTCCATTGTAATGCTGAAACGCTCAAGGAACGCTTCGTTCATAACATTGGTGCCGATGAAACGGCCGTCATCAGAACCCTTACCCTTAGTGTTTGCAGTTGCAATCACATTGAAGCCAGGAGCAGGATGAACAACACGATTGGTCTTTTTAAGATAAACAGCCTTGCCTTCAAGGACAGGCTGAAGGCACATCATCTTATTAGAACCAAGATCCACTTCGTCAAGAAGGAGAACGGCACCACGAGTCATGGCAGTAACAACAGGTCCGTCCTGCCAGACAGTTTCACCGTTAACAAGGCGGAAGCCACCGATCAAATCATCTTCGTCGGTTTCAATAGTAATATTGACACGGACACATTCACGCTTTTCATTAGCGCAAACCTGTTCGACCATCATAGTCTTGCCGTTGCCAGAAAGACCAGTAATGTAAGCGGGATAAAACTTACGAGACTTGATAATAGCACGAACATCAGGGAAGTTGCCAAACGGGACATAGCCAGTTGCCTTTTCAGGCACAAGCGACATTTCAGCATTATGCGAAAGAACAGACGGAGCAACCATAGCAACTGCTACAGTCGGCTCAACGGGAGCCACAACCTTAGCAGGCTTAGAAACAACCTTAGCGGCAGTTTCAGAACCATGCTCGGTGATTGCATAAAGACCACGACCGAGACGGCGGTCAGCATCATTCAAGAACCAATGAGGCCAAGCGAGATTATACTTTTCAGTAACCTCTTTAACCTGGGCACGAGTGATTTCACGGATAGCACCAAACTCAAAACGCACCTTGTCGAAAAACTCGGTACGAGCAGCAGCAACCTTAGTCATATGAGTTCCTTTCACAATTCTCATTATGCATATATTATAGCGGAAGGAAGGGCTTTTGTCAAGCCCCTCCTAAGTGTTTGATTTTACGCTACTTTCTTGGAATGACCAGCAATCCGTTCCACAAACTGGCGCAAAAGAACACGGTTTACCGTCTTTTTCTGGGCAAACTTGGAGAAAGCGGAAGCCATCTTTTTGACGGTCATTTTCTTATCACCGGAGTTATCGATTTCCAGATTGTTCTCCGTGTCTTTCATGGCAGAGGTGTTGATGATATAATACTCATCATAGCCCGCACTCTTGACAGGATAGTATTTGTTGTCACTCCAGTATTTACGAGCCTTCGTAAAGGCATCGGGATTGCCATTAGAGATACCATACTCGTTATCAATACGCTTGAAGTTATTGTAGTCGTAAAGAAAGAAGCCGACGAGATTGCAGCCGGTGCTATCTTTTAGAATACGCAGCAGCGTATTGGTGTTTTCACGAGTGGCACTCCAATGATGAGGATACCAATCGTAAGTCTTATTGGTGATCGGATCGACATAGAAATAACGAGTGTTATGCCCCTTTGTAAAGTTGCGAGGTTCGTTGGAGTTTTCAATACCAGCAGAACCATTCGACTCGCCATCGGTGAGCCAAACAACATTCGTGATTTCCAGCTTGTTACGAGTCGTAAACTCACGGATGACCTTGGGTGCAATCATGATTGCATCATTAAGCGGGGTACCGCCCATTGTGTCACTCGCAAGATAATGACCCATACCAGCAGCCCAAAGGAACGACATTGCGAAATTCATTTCCTGAATGTTCATTCGGGAAGAGAGGAAGTTGCGCAATACCAAGCGGGAGCCTTTAATCACATTCTGCTTACCGATGTAAGAGAACGGATTATCAGCACCAGAATCCTTGAAGCCATAGACCTCGAAAGGCACACCAATCTGCTTACAGAACAGGGTAAGCGAAAACAACTGCTTCAAAGTCTCTTGAAGGTTGTAATGCATAGAACCGGACCAGTCAATGAACATAACAAAGCCATGGTTCTTACCCTTAGGCGTAGTAGCAAGACGACGGAAGATATCGTCGTTATACTTGTAAGAATGAAGCTTGTTGGTGTCGATAACACCAGTCTTAGCCACATTGATACGAGCATAAAGTTCGGCAGCCTTACGCTGTTCAAACTCCTTGACCATGAAAGAGATTGTTTCTTTCTCTTTCATTTTCCACTGGGTCATAAGACGACGGCAATCATCAAATGCCGCATTGCTAAGAGGCGTAGCATAAGGCGACTTTTTATTGCCAGAAAGTTCATCACGCCAATCTTTGATAACGACCTTATAGTCATTAACAGCCTTATCCCAATTGACATTAGGCATTGTCAGATAAACGAAAGTGGAGTTTTCGTTCTTAACAATTTCCTCAGACTTACGCTGCCAAGTTTCATCAGTCTCGGAGCGAGGAGCATTAGAAGGAGCCTCTGACTGACCAGCGCCCTTACCGAAGCCACCAGCACCCGAAGACTCGCCTTCGCTTCTTACACCCTGGCTTTTGCCGTTTTCATCTCCATCACCTTCATCACCATCAATTTCCTCATAATCAAGGTCGTCAAGATCAACATCATCATCACCTTCTCCTGCAATTAGGTCGATTTCCATTTCATTTTGTTCTTCGAGTTTCTTCTTACAATAGGCGTAAATTTCCTCAGTAAGAGAAACAACATCATCCCAAGTTTCAGCGTTTTCAACTTTCTTGAGAAGAACCTTTTCTTCGGAAGAGAAGGTAATATTCATATGCACATTACCACCCTTGAAATAGATATTCAAGCGGTCGATAAAGTTCATTGAATTGATATCACGGTTAGCGGTACCGAAAAAGTCACGCTCAACCAGTTCTTTGTAGCCAGCAAGATAGTTGCGACGGCAGCCAGGATAACGGCGCTTTTGACGCTTATCAATACGAGCATCCTCGATAACATTCAAGAAGCCTTGAACGGTACGACGGAGAGCCTCGGAGACTTTCTCACCAGGAAAAATCTTAGCAGCAAGATCATCGGCAGTCTGCTTATAAACATCGGCAGACGGAGTATCAAGAGCATGACCAGTTTCATGAACCAGCAAAAGGTCCTCAAGGTCATTAGAGATACCCTGCCAGATGGGCAGCATAAGGACACGGTTCTTAAGGTCAAACATAGCCGTCTTAAGCGCCGGGTTGCGCTGGACGGTGATGTTTTCCGTAGCGAGGAGTTTAGCAAGAAGCGACTTATCCGACATATGTGTTCCTTTCACGATTTTCATAAGTATAGCAAATCAGGCCGGGTTTGTCAAGTCCTAATGGAATCAATCACTTACGAAGATATACATATAGCCAAGAAACGGAATAGATCAGAATGTAAACGGCAGCGACCATTAGGAAAACTTCCGCAATCTCACCGGTATGCTTAAGCTTATCAAAATCGAAATAGTTAGGGGTATAATGCATCATTTAACCTTTCTGAAAACGAAAACGGGTTCATATTTCAGCATGATCTTTTTGCCATTGTTTTCAATCTGACAAAAGTTTTTCATCTTGCCTTCAAGGATGACTTCCGTTTCTTCTTCGCCGGTAATAGGGTTGATTGTTACCTTTTCACCAGTCTCAACCATTCTGTTTCCGCCCGGCATTTGAGCAAGAGCCATCTTTAGAGTTCCGACATATTCCATTCCCAACTCTTTTAATATATTACAGGAATCTTCCTCTAATGTCAATAGCTTCCCATCAAATGCAGCATCAGCAATGTTCCAAAGAAGATAACGATCCGGTCGTAGGTAGCTAACGGCAGTCTCCAGAGTAGGTCGTAGAAAACCATCAACCCAATCCTCATATTGCGAAAACTTGTGACAAGATTGTTCGGGATCATCCGAATAGACCTCTTTTGCAAAATAAGGTGGTGAAGTGAACACCATATCAAGCTTGCCCTTATACTTTTGAAAGCCAGGCTGAAACTGTGCTACCTCAGACCCACACTGAAAAATCTCATATGTGTGTGACTTAGGGAACAGACTGCCATTCTCTCTTACATTCTCATTGAAGAAATCTGCCACTTCATGGTACTTAGTGCGACCAGGAGTAGTGTTATGGTCTGTATTAGGATCAGTACCAATGTAATGAATCGTTCTCTTGTCATCTACAGACATAGCTCCTACGATACGACCTGCCCAACCACTAGAAGGATCCCAAATGTTGATTACATCTTGATCCTTGATATGATCAGTGAAACGCTCATAAAGATAACGAGCGGTGAGTGGTGGATAGTTCACCGCATACTGACAGAAAGACACTCTAAATGATTTAAGACCTAGAGGGAATATCTTCTGTCCTAGTTTGAATAGACGAATGGTGTATGCATTGGTCTTGTTACGATCAACATTGGTGCGACAACGCTCTGGTACCTTATCAGCATAATCAGCGTCCACAATCACATTCTGTTTCTTGCCTAGAGTAGCAGAATAGCCTGTGTAAACCTTATCTTCTTTGATAGGGCAAAGCCAGTAGTCCCAACCTTCTTTGTCTTTCATAAACTCAATAAACTGGTCAGCAGACTCAACATGATATGGAATGTTGTTTATGCGTCCGGTATCACCAATGCTAATAGGATTGGAATAATGGTAAAAAGAGTCACGCTTAAAGTGTCTAGAGGCATAAGTAACGAAGGTGTCCAGATAGTCATCATCAGCAAAATAATCATAGATCGACTTAGCCTTGCCTTTTGTTGAATATGAAATGCCCGTCTTCATCATGGTAGGGAACCATTGATTGACAGCATTGCCTACTACAGAGGTGTTACGAATAACATCTTTCTCACCTGTGCGAAGGTCGAGCGTTTCAAACTCATGAACTGGAAATGAAACCATCTTCTGAAAGTTATCAACTATACCATCTTTGGTAAAACCCACACGAGGAGGAATGCCTTCTTCATCCCATAAGCGCACAACCTCTTTACGCATATCAATGACCCACTGACGAAACTCATCATTGGTCATCCATAGCAGTTCTTCAAATGTCTTATTGACAGGAGAGTTTAGTAACTGGTCATTGCGTTCATAAAACCATTGCATTTAGCATTCCTTCAAACTGTGCATAATATTGGTCAGGCGTCTTGAGGACGGTAAAAAGTTTGTTCTCAATTTCTTCGAAGTGATCAATATACTCTAAACTGTGATACTTGTCAAGATACTCATCGAATGATCTTACCCTCTGCCAATCGGTAGCGACAAAGGTTTTATCTTCGTCATAGTTATCCCAGACAAAGGGAAAGATGCCACATGCAACGGCTTCAACATATCTTGAGGTTGTTGCTTTAGGATCCATCCAGTTAAAGCATAATGTGGACCGTGAAAGCAATAGAGTAGGAAGAATGTCTTTCATCTTACCCCATCTTTGGTCTCTCTTGAAACCATGAAAACGACCAATGAACCATGTATCAAGGTCGCTCTTATGAATCTGTTTTAGAATTGTATGGCGCTGGTCGCCTGATAGCTTACCATCAATTGTCTTGCGCTTGTCCGAACCCCAATATACAAAGTCAATCGTCTTCTCATCATGAGGGAAAAGAAAACTATGGTTCTTGATGAAACGATATTTCATACCATGAACATTACCAAAGTCACATTCATCAATCGTCTCATATGTAATGTTCATATTAGGGAAGACTTTAGTTCTGTATAGTTCTTCATCGTCACGGCGATCTGACCGTAGAATGATGACCTTCTTGCCTTCAAAGTATGGTTTGATTGTCTCAAGATGCTCATTAGATCGTTTCAAATCTAATGTGTGAATAGCACCAGGGATCCAATAAGTGAACTCTGCTTCACTGGGTATGATGATAATGTCTGCATTTTTGATTGCTTCTGGTTCACGACGAGGCTTCATGTTGAAACCGAAATTGTAATAATACCATTCATGCTCAGGATGATTGCGCACATACAACTTTAGCAACTCAAAGAATGAGTCCATGATATGTTCCAACGGAACGATATAGTTAGCCGAAGAACGGAGACGACAAATACAAATCTTCATCCTGCTACATTCCATACCAGACAAGGCTCTTTTCGGGAGTGTCCTTCGTGATATTCTTTCATGACATGCCATACCTTTGCATCATAGGTAGGTGCAGAAGGATAAGGCGGTGTATGTTCTTTCTTCACTGGCTTGTCAAACTTGTATGGCGACTTGTGCAGTATGGCACGCCCGATTTCTCTAGGGCCCATTGTATGTCCTACAGATACCACATGAACTTCTGCATCAGGCCATGCAAGTTGCAATGCTCTCGTTAGAGTGCCAGATGATCCTACGGACCAGACCTCTTTGGGAGAAACCGCAATAGAACGAGCAACACGAATAATACAAGCAATCGAGGTAGGGTGTTCAACACCAATTGGAAGTAATGCTCTTTCGTCAGGCAATTCTGCAACATAGTCTTTAGCCCTCTTTTGCGTAACCGGAAGCATACCGTTCGGGACCCAATGATATTCACCGCCAAGTTCAATGCCACGCTTTTGATACTCATGTAATTTATCCATCGATCTTTCTGCCATAAAGATTACGGCTTTTTTGTTATAACGATTGCAAATGAAGGGGAGGGAGATTTGAGCATAGCCAGTTGCAGGCGATGATCCATACACCCACTCTTTTATGTTTGCATATTCAGTCGCATGACCAATAAGATAGTCACCGGCTCTCGCCTTAGAACCAACAGAAAGAAGGTCATCACGAACAACATGATAACCTTCGTGTTCTACAATCACTGGTGCAGGATTGGGATCAACCCAATTGCCGATTAGGCTTAGATAGTCTTCTGCTGTTTCATTGTATAGCGTCATCTTTGCTCACTAGTTCAAAAGCATCCTCAGGGAATGTTTTATTTGGTTGCTGACCGATAAGTGTTACAATACCAGCGTCGGCAATCATCTTGTCTATTATGTATATCTCATCTATTAGAAGTTCACGATTGACATAAGGAAAGCCTGGCTTCAATCTTACAACATCACCAGACTTAAATGTGTTAAAGTCAACTTTCACTTCCAGCGATCCTTAATCTCTTTCACCCGCTCATTCATAAATGTTTCTAGAATCTCACGAACATTGTCATACTTAGGATTGTTTCTCACATGATATAATTCTAGGGTATAAGCAGAGAGAACAAGTTGTTCATGCGAGTAGTGGTGGGTCTTGTGCGGGTCTGGTTTTTCCATTAGTGAAATGCTCCTGTTTTGATTAGGCCAGAGACATAGATTAAAGTAATCACCAACTGGATTATGATTAACGACCACTTACGCCATGATAGAGCAACAACAAGCCATCCTAGATTACCTGCCATTGATAGATAGACATTAAGCGGGTATATGTTTACAGAGGTTAAATAGGCACCACACAATAGAATTGCTGTTGATGCCCACTCAAATACAAACTCAACTTGCTTCGGCACAGACATTTACATCACCCATTTGCGAGAGTCCGGTCCACAGATTATCTATGTTATAGGTATAATACCCAAAGGGAGTATTAACAATGGTAATCATATCGATTCCTTTCATTGATGATCTATCATAGATGATCAACCCTCTTTTGTCAAGGTGCTAAAGTTCTTTACCTTCTCAAACTTGATAGTTCTTTCAAATCTATCAATCATTGTGTCCTTATGGGAAATGACAAACACATTAGTTCCTTCATGTCCGATATCCCACATGATACGGATAAACTCATCAATACCGCTAGAGTCCATAGCACGATCTAGTATCTCATCGAACACAAGGATATTGACATTGACACTATTCTTTAGTTTGGCAATCTGTCGCCATGTTAGAAGAATAGCAAGGTCAATTCTTAACTTCTCTCCTTCTGAGAAATTGTGGTATGAGAACTCGTCTCGGTATCTAGACTTGATAGATTCTTCGAATGACTCATTGATATTAAAGTTGACGAAGAAGCCAAGTTTTGCAAGATACTTGTTGATGTGTTTGTTAATGATGGGTAGATACTGCTTAATGATCTTAGTTTTGATTCCACCATCTTTGAGTAGAGTAGTAGCGAGGTCGATGTATTGACGCTCATCTAAAAGGGTCTCCTTCTCCTTTTGGAGGGTGGAAATATCATGTTGCACTGTTTCAAGTTGTCGTTCTGACTCTTGGGTGGTTTTATCTGACCCAGAGAAGGATTCAATCTGCTCAACAACTTGGCGCAGATTATTAGCAATATTGTTATAGGAAGACTTAGCAGATGCCAAGTCCATCTTAAGGATGTTGATGTTAGTAAGGATCTTTTCAATCTCATCGATTTCCGTTAGAACCGAGTCAATCTGCTTTTCAACTTTATTTAGTCCGTCGGAAAGTTCATTGATCTTAACATCATTATCTTCGATCATCTTTTTTGAAAACTCAGGATCAATATCCTGACGACAAGTCGGACATGTGCCTGTAGCTGCAAAGAAGTCAATGTCTTTGACATACTTATCACGATTAGCTTCCATCTTTGCTCTGAAAGATAGTAGCTTAGAATGCTTAGACTTAAAAGGTGATAGATCAAGATCCTTTTCAAGAGCCTTCTCTAGCAAGACTTGACGATTAGCCACACCTTGCTTTTCAATAGCAACCTGTTCCTCTAGGCCCTGCTTCTTTGCTTCTAGTTCTCTTAGCTTTTCTTCACTGTTGGCCTTGAGTGAAGCGAGAGTCTTTTCGATATAAGACTTGTTTTCATCCTTAGATGTTAGAATGACACGGTTCTTCTCCAAACCTTCACGATTAGCCTGTAGTCTATTCTTAACCACGGTTGACATGGCTGTAAAGATTTGAATGTCTAGAAGGTCTTCAATAACTGCACGGCGATCATTAGCTGATAGCTGCATGAATGGAACGAACGATGCCGAGCCGAGGATGACCACCTGTGTAAAGGACTTGAAGTTCATCTTAAGGATATGCTTCTCAAGATATTCTTGATAATCCTTCGCAGCGGCATCTTGATTCAACATGACACCATCACAATAGATTTGAAAGAGATTTGGTTTTGCACCACGAACAACTTTATATCTTTTGTTGTTTATGGAAAACTCAATCTCAACCTCACAGTTCTTATTGTTGATAGAGTTTACAACATTACCCTTGTTCACCTTACGAAAAGGCTTACCGAATAGCACAAAAGTCAATGCGTCGAGGAAGGTTGACTTCCCCGACCCATTGTGGCCCATGATTAGAGTATTCTTGTGCGTATCTAGTTCAATTTCTGTCCATACATTACCTGCGGACAGAAAATTCTTCCACTTGACATAATGAAAAGTTATCATCAAAACTCTCTTGTTGGAATCTTACCCTCTAGTAGATCGGAGATTTCTTCACCCGATAGAGTTTCGTATTCTAACAGACCATTAGCAAGTTTGTCAAGGTCTTTTCTTTTCTCTGTAAGGATTTTCTTAGCAGTAAGATATCCTTCTTCAACAAGCCGCTTGATTTCCATATCGACTACCTTCTGAGTTTCTTCGGCAATCTTTGGTGCATGGAACATATCTGCACCTGGTGTTGAGTATGCCATACGACCTAGAACAGGAGAGAAACCATACTCGGTGACCATAGAACGAGCAAGTTGAGTTGCCATCTGAATGTCACCAGATGCACCAGAAGATACCTTGTCATCACCAAAGATCATTTCTTCTGCTACACGACCACCCATAGCCATTGCTAGATTGGCGATCATTTCATCATAGTGCATGGAGATTTTATCTCGCTCTGGTAGGGACTGAACCATACCCAAAGCACGACCACGAGGAATGATTGTTGCTTTGTGAATTGGAACAGAACCAGGCATGTTAAGAGAGACTAGAGCATGACCAGCTTCGTGATATGCAGTCATCTTCTTTTCTTCGTCAGTCATCATTAGTGAACGACGCTCAGGACCCATAAGGATCTTATCACGAGCATCTTCAAACTCCATACTAGTAACGATACGCTTTGATCTTCTAGCAGCAAGCAAAGCCGCTTCATTGACTAGATTAGCAAGGTCAGCACCAGAGAAGCCAGGTGTTCCCTTTGCAACTCGCTTTAGATCAACATCAGAACCAATTGGAACCTTGCGAGTATGAACCTTAAGGATCTTTTCACGACCAATAAAGTCTGGGTTAGGAACTTGAATCTGACGATCAAAACGACCAGGGCGCAATAGAGCCTTATCTAGAACATCTGCACGGTTTGTAGCAGCGACAATGATAATGCCTTCATTAGTTTCAAAGCCATCCATTTCAACTAGCATAGCGTTTAGTGTTTGATCACGCTCATCATTACCTGATATACCGTTTGCTCTTGAACGACCAACAGCATCGATTTCGTCAATGAAGATAATGCATGGTGCATTCTTCTTTGCTTGTTCAAACATATCTCTAACACGACTAGCACCAACGCCGACGAACATTTCAACGAAGTCGGAACCAGAGATAGAGAAGAAAGGAACATTTGCTTCACCAGCAACCGCTCTTGCTAACAGTGTCTTACCTGTTCCTGGAGGTCCGACGAGTAGAACACCCTTTGGAATCTTTCCACCAAGTCTATGAAACTTTTCTGGTGATTGTAGAAACTCTACAACCTCTTGCAAGTCTTCTTTGGCATGATCAACACCAGCAACATCATCGAATGTTACCTTAGTCTGATTTTCAGTAAGAAGTTTGGCCTTAGACTTACCAAGTCCCATAACACCGCCCGGACCTCCGGCTCGACCTCGTGATAGAAAAATCCATAGTGCGAAGAATAGGAAAACAGGAAGTAGATTGATCAATAGACCAAACCAAAAATTACCTTGTTCTTCTTTAACTGTGATATTTACTTTGTGCTGTTCAAGGCGAGGGAGTAGATTACTAACTCCGGTGACTGTGGTGGTGAACTGTCGGTTATCCATATAATGTCCGACAACTTCGGTTCCTATAATTGTTACATCATGAACTCTTCCAGCATCGACTTGTGCAATAAAGTCACTGTAGCCGATTTCACTGATTGCTTTCTGTTTAGGATTATCAAACATAAAGGCAACTAGACCGATGGTCAGTCCAATAAGTATAATCCATGGTAAATTCTTTTTAATCATATCAAACTTCCTTAAGTTTATCGAAGTATTTATACAGTCTCGACCTGTAAGGCCTCATTGTATATGTCCATCATAAAGTGTTTCATTTTACCGCTATCTAATGGTAATGTTAGCGTATCGATATACTTACGAAGGATCGTAGGGGTATCTTCCGCTTCATTTACTTCGTCTGCTTCTTCGTTCTCTAAGAGAACTGTTGGATCTTCTACGACCGTGATATCTAAAGGACTTGCCTTATAGATAGAATCAAATAGTAGATCGAAGGCATATGGGTTAGACTTATTGATAACAACAAGCTTAACATAAGTATTCTTATATCTAGAAAAGTCTGTTTTCTGTATCTTCTCTACGATTTCAGGATTAGCAACATCATCATACTTTGCAATCCTAAACATTCTATATGGATTCTGGACGAACTCTAAAACTCTGGACCCCGTATCAAATAACGAAAAACCTCGGGGATCATTATAATCATGCCAAGTATATTCTCCAAAAGCGCCAATATAGGATACATTACCAATAGTGCTACGGTGATGATAGTGGCCTGAGTAAACCTTATCAAACTTATCAAAAACATTACGATCCATTCCGTGGTCAGAGATTTGACCTTTGTGCATAGTAAAGCCATTCAACTCA